CAGGTGGCTCCGAAGAACCACCGTTTCTAATTTACTATTTCTAATTAAGCAGGAAGCGCGTAAGTAGAAGTGCTAGAGTCAGCAACTAAAGCGAAAGGACCGTTAAAGTCACCATCAATAGTTACAGCAATAGTAGCTTGTAGGCTATCAGACAAATTAGGAGCAATCTCGAAAGATGCTACAGTGCCGAAGAAGTAGAAATCAGCAAATTTGTCAGCGTTGTCAGCTAGTAAAACGCCATTAGCGTCAGTAGTGATGTTCGCATCAGCAATACGTACACGGAAGCACAGACGAGCGGCGCTCTTGCGCAGTACGTCAAGCTCAGCGTGATCAGCAGGAACGTAGTTCAGAGTGAACTCCAAAGAAGGAGCGTCAGACTGGCCAGAAACCTGTGAAGAAGTTGCTTGACCATAAACAGGAACGTTTACGATGTTAGCAGGAGTACCCAGTGATGGGAACTCACGGATGTTACCAACGTGCTTAACTGCAGACTCAAGGGTCTCGTCAGTAGCAGTGTTAGTTGCTAAGATAGTTGAGCTGTTGCTTACGAAAAGAGCGTGTAAGTCAGCGGCAGAGCTGTTAGCGTTTTGAGCGGTGTTAGTCACATAGTCCAGAGTAGTGAACTTTGACGCACCAATAGAAGTGATATGTGCCATTATTAGTTAACCTCAAAAGTTAAAGTTTAGTTAAAGTAGTTGAAATCTACAGTATAATCGCCTCGGTACAACTCAGGGTTATCTCGATCGATTCCCAAGACAGATAGCGAACTCTCTTGAGTCTGAGTACCTGTGCCTAGGTGTTTATTCTGTAGGAGTGTATCTAGTACATCTGCAATTTCCATTAGACGCTTGGAGCCTTGGTTTGCTTTAATGTAGACTTGAATTATGATTTGGCCTGTAATTCCGAATCTGCTATAATCGCTATTACCACTCAGTGGTAGTATTTCTATTTTAACAAATTCTTCTTTACTTGCCGGAACCATATAGTTAGTTGGGAATGCACTAATGCCTGTATTGTTCCACAGTGCAGTAGCAAATTGACTTTCTACATCAGTTAAGATGTCAGTAAATTTAGCCATGCTATCCCTCCGTCACTAGTAGTGTTATTAAGCCCGGTTGATGGGTAAAGTTAATTATGGTATGATTGACTTCGTTTATAACGATAGTATCATATAAAGCAGGGTTAGTGAGTTCCTTCTCTTTTACATATACCTCTTTCCGAGGTGCTAGTATTTCCTCTGCGTCTGGCTTCTGCTCTACAGACATAACTATAGCATCTATAGTCGTTTCTGTAGTAGTGGCTGATGCCTGTCCAGTTGCAAAGTTGTAAGAACCCTCAGTCTTAGCTTTTAGCGTGATTTCTTCCGCTATGTCGCCGACTGCTGTAAATGCTTTATCTACTGCTTGTTCTATTTTTTTTACGTAGAGACATAATTAATACCCCTCCCAGTTCCTTCCTGATCCTTGAATCATTGGTTTAATCAGCTGGCTTACTGCCGCTGGATTCTTAGAGGTCTCTTTGACATCTTTCAACTCAATAGGACCTACCTTGATATCCGTGATCGAACCAGTTGAATCCAACAATCCATCATTGTTTGCTAAGTGGTATGCTAACTCGTAGCAAGCCGATCGCAATTGACGAATGTCGCGTTTCAGGTTGGTATCTGTTTCATCAGTCGTCACAAATGTGTACGTTGATGTAAAGGATGCTGTTACACCACGAGAGGAGTCCCTGTAGGACCCCTGTCGAGGAAAGGCCAAAGCTTGGTCTGCATCAACTGCAGAACCGTGGCATCTCTTCTGATCTAACATCCGAGTAGCAGTAACTAAGGCCTGTTCTTTCATTTCGTCGCCCATTACAATCCAAGCCGCCGCGTCCATTCTATCTTCGAAGTAACTGTCTGCTTCACCAGTTGTAACATATGAATTAACACCTTTTGTAAGTGCCATGCAATTACTCCTTTAAGTTAGATTAAGCGTGGAAGATTGGCAGGATGCCGAGGTTAAGAAGGTCAGACTTGCGCTCCCAAGCAGGAGTAGCGGCTGAACCAGCGTATGCCGCGTTAGTAGCGAATGCAGTCTGAGTGCCAGTGAAGCTGTAGCCGCGTGCGTGCATGACGTAGCCCCAACGGTACCAAGCAGTAGTTCGTCCAGAACCGCTACCAACACCCTCGTTGCGGTCGATAGCAACTGGGTTAGGAACAGAAGTGCTGTGCATGAACAAAGAACCGGGAAGCATCATGTAAGATACTTTAGCACTAGTGATTTCAGTAGTTCCAGAAAGAGCGGAGTGAGTTACTGTGCCTAGAGTCTGTCCGAAGTTACGTGAAACGATAACGCGAATAACGCCACCAAGAAGAGTTTCGAAGCTGATGTTTCCGTCAGTTACTCGCTCGTCGTCAACCAAGTTGGCAACTTTAATGTCGAGATATACTTCAGGAGAAACAACCAAGTATACGAAATCAGGAGTGTAGTCGCTCCATGCACCCATAGCGCGGATGATGTGCTCAACACGTTGTCCCGGAGCAGAAGCGCTCAGGTCAACAAGCTTCTCTAAAGAAGAACCAGTCCCGATAGTGTCGCTAGAAGCGGCAACGTAACCGAAAGACTTGCTTCCGTCTGCGTCTACAGCATTACCCGCAAAACGCTCTGAGTACAAAGTACCAGATTTGTCGTTAGCAGTCTTAAGCTCAGTGTTCATTACACCAGAAAGACATGCGCGTAAAGATTGATCTTCGTCTTCAGCACGAGTCTCAGCGAAGTCACGGGCGATCTTAGCCATTCCGTCTTGACCAGAGATTACGCTCTGTACGAGGTATTCATTAGCGCCGTGAGTCCGGACAGTCTTGATATAAGTCTGTACTTCAGTGCTGATGTTAGTAGTTCCACCGTAGT